AAAAGAGTTCTCTCTTGATTTAAAAAATCTTGAGTATTTTTATTAAATTGTGCCATTAATCACTCACTCCAAGACAATCTTTCTGGTTGATACCTTTGTGCGTTTTTAATTCTTGAAGTATTTACCTGAGAAGGATAAATGTTATGAACGATTGCACCAGGATATTCTCCTTGAATTTGCTCTGCTAGTTCATTCTTAGAAAGAATCTTGCCTTCTACTTCTAAACGATACATTTTTCCTTCCCAAACTACATCGGCAAAGAAGGACTCACTTGCTTCTTCTGGTTGGGAAGAACCTACATTTAGAGTTCCATTAAAATTACCATTGATGGTAATACTTTCTGAAATAAATTGCTGAAATGATTTCATTTTAGTTGCACCTCCAACGACGCAGTGCTTTGTTAATTCTTGAATCTGGATCTCTTGCTGTTTTTGATGATGTTAGTTTTGATTTCATTCCTTTCATACGACGACAGAAGTTAGCACGACGTTCTGCTCTCTTCCCCTTTGGTTTCTTTTCAGTTACTGCAGTTTGAAGTTTTGATCCAGGATTCTCACGACGATAAGCATCAACTGCTTTTTGACTTAAACCATCAGTTTTATCTTGACGATTGACTTTCTGCCAATCCTCATCAAGTTCTTCTCTCCAGTTTGAATATTCTTCCTCCTTAACACATCGATTGTAAGTTTTTCCAAATAATGTTTGTGTTCCTGTTTTCCTATAACCCTTCCAACACTTTTTTGATGCCTCATTAATTGGATCTGGTTTAATCAAATCCACTGTTTCAATTTCGAGAGGTTGGAAATCATCTTTCCAGTTAGAATACTCATATCCTTCATTGGTGCTATTTCCCCAGTTGGCAGCGCCAACTTTACGACACTTAACTAATGCACCAGAAGCATACGCACTTGGCCAAATCTTATAACGTGACTTGACTTTATGGTAACAAGCGTCTTTCTTCTCATTGAGTTGATCTAATTCATCTCTCCAATTTGAATACGATGCAGACACTATTTGTGCTTTACCACTTCTTTCTGCATCTGGATCTTCTCTACGTTTCTTTGCAGTTCTTCTTTCCTTTTCATCCTTACTCATTGCTGCAGCATCGTCTGCATCACGACAGAATGGTTTAGTTGTTTGACCAGGTTGTTTAGCACAAGGTTTTCCCTTATACTTTCCACTTACTTGAACCCAACCATCACCTTTAAACCAATCACGAAGTGAATATCCTGGATCTTTAGCAGACTTTCCATCACGTTTTGCTTCATCCATATAACCTGCCGCAGCATCCATATTATGCTCGGTGTCCGTAATTTTTGCTTGGACCCAAGCTGGAATGTTCTTTTCTTTCTTACCAAGTGCTTTGCGAAGTAACTTAATATTTCTCTCAGTTTTTTTCAACTGAGAATGTGCCATCGATACTTCGTGGTCTCCCTTTTCCTTTGCTTCGTTCACTTTTCTTCCTTGACAGTGTGCTCTTTGAGAGAATCCTTTTGGATTGTCGCAATCGATTGATCTTTTGTATTTTTCACTCCATCTTCTTCCCTCACTAACGGAGGAACCATTACTACCATTAGAAGGACTGCTGCTACCATTGCTAGTGCCATTTCCGTTCTTCTTAGATTCGGTTTCCTCTTCACTATGCTCACTATCTTTCATTAGACGCCCAGTGGAAGGCATGACGTGCCATCCCATAGGAATCTTCTTACACTTCTTCGAAGTGAAACAATAATAGTATCCTTTTTTACAAGAATTACTTTTCATTATCAGTTAGTTTTTATCATTACTATTTAGAAAACCTTGCTTAAGTAACTTGGACAAATCTGATGTTGAACCGACAAATACCGCATTGTTGGTAACATTATTTGTTGTTTTAACAGTCTCTTCTTCAACATCCTTAAGTTTTTTCTGCAAATCAATTAATTTATCCGTGGTATCTGCAACACTTTTAATTAACTGACCTGCAACTTCATATGCTCTAGGGCTTCCACCCTCACCTGCCAATTCCATAATCCCATTGATTGCCTCTTGCCCCTTTTCAATCAAAGAATATAAGTTAGCACGGGTGTATTCATAGTCTTTCTTAATATCATTTTTTTCCTCCGGTTTCTGTATCGCTCCAGGTTTTTCAACCTCAACAATACTACTCTCTACATTGAGGGCTTGGTCAATAGCATCAAAATCTGACATAAGTTATCAAATATCAATTTGGCGTGTTGGGCTATAGTCTTTTCCATCACTAAAATATGTGAAGGACTCATTGAAACCAAAGTCATCGTCTGGTTCAATCAGTGCATCGTCTGCAGTCGTGAGAAGATTGATGTTTGCATCCTTAAGGTGCTCAACCTGAGTTGTTGATTCATATCCTCTCTGGACATAAAGTTGAGTTCCAGATGGGATTGCTTCAACATACATGATTTCATTGTCAATGATAATTCTATTCCCGACACTAAATCCAGAACTGTCTACAACAGGGATCAGAGTGTCTGATGAAGTAATTGTAGACGTTAGATCACCGGTGTTATCGTTGTTATAATCAGTCTTTGCTCTTGGAGTAACCACATATCTCATTTCTCTTCTTGCAGTAGTTCTGTCAGTTGAAGCATAAGTATCAACCTGAACTTTCTTAATGAGACCTTCTGGATTGTCTGCGATTGCACCGAAGAGATAAGTTTTTGCCGTGAACTTGAGAGTATAAATCAAAGCTCTTCTACTTGAAAAATCACCCTCATAGTCATCTTGGAACGATATATTATTCAGAACAATTGGAATATCTCTTTTCTCACCAATAGAATCAATTAGATTAATCGTAAGATTGAAAGATGGTTGGAAAAATGGCAAAATTTGTTCAATGATTTGTAAAGCATCATCGTTCAATTTGCACATAATTGAAAGATCAAAACCAATATTATATGGAACTGGCATGTAAACTTTCTTCATTGTTGTGCCAGTTACCGCCTTGAATGTCTGTGTTATACCAGACTTTCTAGTTGGGTCATATTCTAATGATGTCATCTCAAATGACATCCTTGGCAAGGTTATCTGAACTGCCTTATTTAAATTTGCCTGCTGATCAAGACGTGCAAGAAACTTTTGCTTTGGTCCATATGCCAAACTAACTCTCTGATCATTAATGATGTTCCCATCAGCATCTTTATGCTTGATACTAATTTGATTAAAAAGAGTTCCAAAACCAATAATGGTTTTTCTAATGATCTCGTGGTAAAAGTAAGTTCCTAACATTAATATGTACCAAATGGGTTGGATTCAGTAAAATCTAAGATGAGATCTGAAGAATCCTCTATCTCGTCGTTTTGTTGGTATTTATCAGTTACAGTATTGGCAGTTCCCACAGTTTTAATATCATACACTGCAGAAGATTTGGAGCCAGTGATGGTCTCACCTGAACGGAATCTTCCTGTAATAATTCCAACCTGTAGAATATTGGTATCAGCGTCCCAATTCTTAACTCTAGCACTAGTGCCAGATTCTCCACCAGTGACTAATTCATTGAACCAGTAAGTTCCTACACCAACAGTTGCTGCAGCACCAATTGTAACTGTTGGAGCAGATGCAAGATACCCAACTCCAGCATTTACAATTCTAAGAGAACTAATAGTTCCAGCAGCACTGACAACAGCATTTGCTACAGCATTTATATTTGGTGACAATGATGCTGAAGAAATTGTTACTGGTGGAACAGTGCTGTAACCAACGCCACCATCAGTAACAGTTAGTTTAACAACACCCCTCTTATCGGTTATGATGCCGCAAGTTGCTGCAGCACCAGATCCTCCGCCACCAGTAATGGTAATTGTTGGTGCAGCACCAGTATATCCAAGACCAGCATGGGTTAGTAATATTTGGGAGATGGAAGTTACGCTATTTTTTGTAGTAGTAATTGCTACAGCAGTTGCTGTAGTTCCCGTACTCACTGAATTACCATCAGGATCAGTAGGTCCAGAGATTGTAACTACTGGAGTTGATGTATATCCCGATCCATCATTGTTGAGGAATATTTGTTGAATATAACCCGTTCCAACAGTCGAAGTTGCAGTAGCACGAGTTCCAGTACCAAACAAGGTTAGATCGATAATATAACCCTGATCCTCAATAGTTTTGTCAATGTCTTCAATACTTGTGTCAATAACCTCATCTTCGTATTCGAAGAGTTCACATTGAAGTTCGTACACATAATTTTTTCCCAACTGATAGAAGGGACTTTCATGCTCTACGAATTTTACTTCGAACAATCTTTGTCCTAGTGGAAAATAAATTAAATCACCTTCTCTTGGTCTTGACGAGACTGTGATTTCATCATCATTTTCTCCTTCAAGAAAAACTGCAATAAAATCTTCAAACCTTTCTTTAGATATAACTAAACTAACTTCATCTCTGATGCTTACACCAAATTTGGTCATGATGTCGCCAGCACCACTGTAACCATCATAATTGTTCAAATACGCCTCAATCAAAAAGTTGTCATCAAATTTTGATGATTGTATCTCTTCGATGATAGTTTGTTTTCTGACAAATTTTCTTGGTATATAAGTTACCTCAATACCATATATTTTCAATTGCTCATTGATGAGATCCTGAATGAGATTTTGTTCTCCACGAGAACCTTGTAAGAAGAAGGGATTTAATGCCATTATCCAATAAAGTCGTAAGGGGGAAGTTCATAGTCCATTGACATTCTTGACTGGAGTTCTGCTAACTCTTTTTCAGCGTCATCATATAATTGACGACCATTGAGTTCAATTCCTCCAGGAAGTTTAACTCCACCAAATTTAATTAAGTTTTGACCCCATTGTCTCTTAATCAGGGAGGTTAAATATTTCTTGAGGAAGCTATCGTTATAAACCCCACTAAACGCTGTAGGATCCAACGCTCTGTAGCAGTCAATTACAATAAAATCATCTACAGTTTGTGATCCCCAATCTATGTCCAAATATAATCTATCTTGTCTTTTGTTAAATCGTATTTGCTTATCAGTTGTTAAAAGAAAATCAATATCTTCCAAATAAGTTTTGGTCATTGCATATTGTAAGAGTTCAACTGAGTTGAAATAGTACAAATCATTTAAGAACAATTGATATTTGATACTGAACATTCCACCAGAAATAGAACTAGTATCAAACTTGAATATTTTTTCTACTCCAATAACAGAGTCTGGAACTTGAATAAAATTAGAAGTTTCATAAAAATTGGATGTGGTAGTTCCATATCCACTAATAGTTGTTGATGTTGCACTTGTTGTAACAATCCCAACACCTGTGGTATTCTTCGCCTGTCCTCTGTTTATATCTTCTTGAGTAATCTTATACTTCAAATACATTCTTTCAACACCATCAAAGTGTCTTTCTTGAAAGTATTGTAAAGCATCATCAACCAAATCATCGATTTGGTCATCATCGACGTTAATTTCTAATACTGGTGCACCCAAACGCCTCAAACAATAATCAATCAATTGTTGGCGTGTTGCTGGTTTTGCCATTAGAATCCCTCAGCGTCTATAACAGTCTTTGGTTGTGTTTTTTTACTTTTTGTTTTTAAACTTTCCACCTCTTTTTTTAGTCCAATTACTTCTTTAGATTGCTCTTCAAACTTTTGATTTAGAACCATCAACTTTGCTTCAAAAGCTACAACCTGAGAAAGTAAATCTGCCGATTTTTGTTGGTAAACTAAAATTAAAGACCTATAATCAGTTTCATTCATAATTGGATACAAAAAAAGGTGGGATTATCCCACCTGTATTTATAAGTTGTTTAAAAGTTATCAGACGAATGTTCCACCATCTACGGTGATATTTTCTAAGTTTCTTGTGCTACCAGTACAGGAAATAACCTGTGAAGTTCCAGCACAGTCAGTTACCCAAAGACCTTTGACTTGAATGTCTGCGTAATGTGCAATCGTCAATACACTGGTGCTCTCTGATACATCAGAACCAATACC